GGAGATGACGAAATCGGCTTTCGAACGGATGATGTCGTTGGCCGGCAGCCCGTCGTTGACCTCGACGAACTGCGGCGTGCCGCGCATGTTGGTGATGCGGAACGCCTTCCGCTCGGAGACGAACTGCTCGACGAGCGAGAGCTGCTTTTCGCCCTGGACCTGGGAGGCGTAGAGCAAATTGTCGAAGAGCTTCGCGGTGGCAAGCGCGCCTTGGTCCTGGCGGCGCTGGATGGCGATGCCGGATGAAGCGTTTGTCTTGCGGCCCAGCACCTCGTCGGTGACGCCGGACGCCTGCTGGATCATGGCGATCGAGCGCGACATCAGCTCGAGCTGGTACTGCGACAGGTCGCGGTCGGCGTTGAGCTCGACCTTGTAGCCCTTCTTGATCTTGATCATCGCGTCGGGGCGCGACACTTCCTCCGCGAATTCGGTCTCGCTGACGTCGTCGGGCAGCGCGCCGTCCTCGTAGATGACCTTGTTCGTCGACAGGATGTGCAGGGCCTTGGACGCGCGCTTGTTGACGTCGGTCTGGATGTCCTTGATGCGGCGGATGACGCCGTAGGGCATGCCGTCGCGGCCGCGGCGATAGGCCCAGATCGGCGTCAGCGGGAAGCGATTGTGCCGGTAGGGCGATTCGGAAAACCAGAGCATGCCGGCAGTGGTGAAGAGCGCGACATGCATGCGCATCGCCGGCTTCTGCCGCGTTTCGGCCGCGCCCGTCTCGACCTGCTCGCGGTGCGCAGGAGACATCTCGTCGTAGATCTCGCCGGTAAACTCTCCGCCGGACAACCGGTCGACCTGCTTCGGGATGCGTATCCAGGCCTCGATGACGCGGACGCGCTGGCGCTGGTAGCCGCCGATGGTGTCGGACGAGCGGGTCGTCCCGGGCGCCTCGAGCGCGACCTCCTGCTGGTCGCCGGCCTCGTCGCCGTACTGGTCGATGCCGATCACGTCGCGCGAAGCGGCCATTTTCAGGCAGGACGAGCGCTTCGGGAACAGCGCCATGGCGACGTCGAGGTCGAGCCACTTCTGCCGGAAGATGTAGCGGGCGTCGGAAAGGTCGAGTTCGGTGGCGGCCGAATCCCACAGGATGTTGCGCCAGCTCTCGTAGCGCGAGTAGACCGGCTCGTCCTCGTCCTCGTCCTGGACGCCGTCCTCGAGCCAGCCGATGCCCACCTTCGCCGCATCCTCGAAGGCGCGGGAGCGGTGGAACGGGGTGCGGTTGACGTCGGAGAGGTACTTGAGCAACTCCGTCTTCCGTTGCGCCGGCTCGCTGTGTTCCTTGCGCCTGGGCAGCACCTTGAAATCGGTTCGCGCCCGCTTCTCCGTGCCGGTGATCCAGTCGACCGACGCCGAGATCACGTTGTAGACGAGCGGCATCTGCCCGCGGTCGCGCAGCGTCTGGGCGTCCTCGGCCGACCACTGGATGTTGTCGTAGAAGTCCTCGTCCTGCGCCATATCGAGGCGGTTCAAGTTCTGGCGATCGAGTTCGCGCGTCCAGTGGTCGAGGAAGCGATGATGCAGGTCGATCATCTGCGGTGAATCGAGCCTGTTGCCGGCGCGCTTGCGTCCTGCGCCTTTCGGGTCGTCGGCGGGGATCGGCGACTTGTACGGGCGCTTGCGGACGGAGCCGTCGTCGGCCTGCAGGTCCAACATCCGCGGTCAGCTCCACTTCGCGCATGACGCGGCCGGTGTCGCGCTCGCTGATCGTCACTTCGGCGATCGGGGTGCCGGGCAGTGGGCTGAAGGGCGGAATGGTGAGGAGGTCGCCGAGATGATCGGCGATGATCATGGCGAGGCGGATCATGTTATCGACGTCGGGCTCCATGCGGAGCGCTTCGGCGAATTGCGCGGCGTGATGGGCGGCCCGGCGCGGATCGCCGATGCGCTCGTCCCACAGCCAGGCATTGTCCATGGTGACGACGCACGGCACGACGGCGGGGTTGTATTCGTCGCCGGTGCGGATGATGACCATGCACGGGCGCCAGCGATCGTCCTCGTTGACGATCCACGTCCCGATGAGGGTCAAGCCCTTGGTGTGTCGCGTCCAGGCCCGCTTCGAGAGATCGAGCGCAACGGTCACGCATAGTTCCCCGCCCCCGCGAGGAACCCCCTAAAGGCTGAGTGTGCTGATTCGGCCGCCGGTGTAAATGTCGAAGCGGGATGCGATCTCGACCGCCTGGCGCGCGGTGGCGCCCATCGCCATAGCGCCCAACGCGATTTCGTAGCCGGATCCTGAGGCGAAGAACTCGCCGTCGAGATCGATACGCTGCAATCTCTTGTCGACATCGGTGACGATGCCGGAGGGCCACGCCACCAACATATGGAAATCCGCATCATCGGGCAGTTTAGGCCGGTCGGCGAGCGGTGCGCCTTTCTCCAGCCATGGAACGACGACCTCGAGCAGGGCTATCCATCCGGAGCAGCCGTAGAGGCCGCCTTGCGGGAGCCGCCCGATCTTTGTCGTCGCGCCGACGCGAATAGTGCCGCCGGTGATCAGGCTGTCGGCGGCCATGAAGCCGTCGCGGTAGGCGATCGTGGTCATTTCGTCGTCCTCATACGGCCATGCCTGACCGGTTGCGTTTTTTGCCGCCGCCGCTGCGCTGGCCGGAGCGCATGGTGTGCGCGATCTGGGCCTTCTGACGGATGGCGTCGGCCGCGTGCTCGTGCCCGTTCTTCTGGATCTGCGCGTTCCACAGGCTCATCCGGTCGTTCCAGACCTTGGAGAAGCCCTCGAGGTGGGCGATGCCTTCCTTGCACCTGGTCTCGTCGAACCGGTAGTTGGCGAAGTCTTCCTGGAGCTGGTCGATGCCGTCGACGACGTCGGCGATGCGCGGAACGATTTCGATGTTGCGCAGCCCGAGGTCCTCGATCATGTCGGCGGGCGTCTTCAAGATCTCGGCGCCGTCGGCTTTGGTGTTGCCGTCGTGCGGCAGGTAGTGCTTGCCCCAGACGAAGCCGCGCTCGGCCTGGATCTCGTTCATGCGCCGCACGACGGCGGAGTAGGGCTCGCCGCTCGATTCGACATAGTCGATCCAGTGATCCCACGGCCCGATCTTCTGGTGCAGCCACACAACCTTGTTGCCGCGAAGGTCCCAGAACGTGTTGACCGGCTCGGACGTGTCGAGCGGCAGCGTCGGCAGGATGCGGCGATCGGCGCGCGCCTTGGCGAGTTGCGCCGACAGCCACAGGCCTTCCGACGAGACGGTGAAGGCCTCCGCCAGCGTCGACGGGTACTGGCGCCACATCTTTTCGTCGGCGCCGCCGAAATCGGCGTCGCGCTTGGTCACGTACCAGGCCCGCTTGCGCAGCCCGATCTCGCGGCCGATCTCGGCCTCGATGCGGAAGAAGTAGGCGTTGTCCTTCGGCGAGATGATCACGCCCTCGGGATCCAGCTCGTACTCGTCGGCGTCCCACCATGAGGCGAAATGCAGGCGGTAATCGAGGTGGGTGAGCTTCTTTTCGGCCTTCTGGTTCTTCTCGGCTGTCTTGACGATCTCGGCGAAGGTGCCGAACGGTGTCTCGACGGTCGACTCGATGACGATCACGCCATTCTTGTCGACCGAGGGGAGGGCGCCCTCCTGGATCTCGTTCGCGTGCTGCGGGTTCTTGGCGCAGATCTGGCCGTACTCGGAGACGTGCAGCCATTGCAGCGTCGTCCCGCGGGTCGATGTGGCGACCGTCAGGGACGATCCGTGCATCCAGTCGAGGCTGTGCTTGGTGTCGTACTTGAGCGGGTACATCTCCCAGAGGACCCGGGGCAGGCGGTCCCAGGCGAACTTGATCTTGGTCTTGAAGATGGTGAGGGCGGTCGCGTCGTCCTGGGCGATGACGGCGGCCGCGGTGCCGGGGACGAACACGCACGCGTCGAACATGGTGATCTGCACAACGGTCGAGAATCCGCGCTGCCGAGCCTTGGGGACGACGTTGCGGTACCAGATGTTGTCGATGAACTTCTCCTGCTCGGACCATGGGCGGAAACGGACCGCGTTCCCCTCCTTGTCGGAGACGAAGTAGAGGTTGCGCAGGCGCCAGTGCGGGTCGGCCAGTGCCTCGACGATCTGGCCTTCGCTCATGCCGGCGAGGGGATTGGCGACGTTCATCATTCCTTCGGTCGTATCGATCTGCCGGCGATGGCGTCAGCGAGTTGTTTCAGCGGGTCGGCGAGATCGGTCTTGACGTTGTCCTTCCACGCCTGGACGCCATGGTG